TAAAATTGCGGTATTCTCGTCTATCTGTTGCTGTGTTTGGCTTGAAATATTATTCATTAGCCCAGATAAAGTAGGTGTAAAGTTCCCGAACTCTATTTGTGTGTATTTATCTAAAATACAGTCATATTCAAAGCTGATTATATTAGTTAAAATGTTTATGCCTAGCTTCTCGTCTGTTACTTGGATCGTGTCTCCTATGTCTGAGACTTTCTCTACGTTTGCGGATAGTGTGTAATTGACTACTGGTACTGAGTTTGTGACTAAGTAGTTTTGTCCCTGCTCCGCTAAGTCGTTTACTAGTGCCTGTTTGTATGCATCTTCGTCTAATACTCCCTGATCGTCTTTGTAGTCGTCTTCTACTATGTTACTTTGGTCGAATGATACAGTTTTCGTATATGGTATCTCGTACTGTGTAGTACTTTGTAAATATACTGATGCTGTCGGATCTGTTGCGTTAAGTAAAAGTCCGTCTTTTCCTACTGGAAGCAATTTAGTACAGACGCTATCCCAGTTATACGTAGCTTTGATATCTTTCAAGTTCTTTCCGTATCTGATCGTAACTCCGTTATCCTGTCCTATGCTGTTTCTGATGCCGATAGTCCAGTTATCCCTAACCAGATGCCCTCCGTAACGCTCTAAAAGTACCTGTATGGCTTCATATAGGCTTTTTCTTACGCATCTATAACTTGCTATCTTAGTTATATCTGATATCGTAGTAAAAGGGCTTGTATTATCTGTAGAATTGTTTAAATGGTCTAGTGCATCATTACAGTTTTTATCTACTACGTAGCTATCTTGAATTAGATAATTTTCGCTATCGTAAAATACGTGATATGCTTTTACTTTTATCTTTGTTCTGGTATTCTCTACGTTTGTTATCCTAAAAGGTTGGTCTCCCTGTGGTGTATTAGCTACGATAATACTATTAGGTACTAAGTCGTCAATATAAGAAAGCGGAGCTTCTACGTTAATATAGAAGTCTCCGTTATCTTCTTTATGTACTTTTGCTTTTGTAGGTAGAATAATTTTATTACCATTTGAAGTATATATCTTGTCTGTTGCGTCAAATAGTTTAACCATATTTTACCTCCTATAGACTTGATAAGTCTTTTAATGCCTTTGCTGTTAGTATAAATGGCTTATCGTCGTTAGTTTGTGATATATTAGTTTGTCCTGAGTAACTTTCTGCTTTTTTTATTTCTTCTAATTGGCTTATTAATGTACTATCAGTTATTTCTTCTGTTGTTGGTGTTGCTAGTACATAATATATTTCTGTATTGTGTGTTGATAACCAAGATTTAAATTCTTCAACATCAGATATATCATTATATCTTATATTCAAAGTAAGTTTACTTGCTGTAAGTCCAAAGTTATTATTAGGCAATTGTGTAGATATTCCACCTGTATTTTTCCAATATATAAAATAATCTGATATTGCCATATTGTCTAGTTCAGGACTTAATATATCAGTAAATAAATTCGTATCAATTCTAAATGTTAAATTAAGTTTATACCAATTTTCACTACCATCTAAAACTACTTTGTTTATCTTCTTTTCCAAATACCACTTACCATTTTCTTTATAGATATAGTCTTGATATGTTCCTATTTTACATAGTTCTATATCTCCTAGATTTATTGTATAGTTTTGGCTTTGTGAACTATCACTATTTGCTATTGTTATTGTAGAAGTTCCTGTTACATTTGATATAGTTTGTGGATAGTCTGGGTTAGGGCTTGCTCCATTTGTGTATGGTTCAAAATCAGTGGCTGTTGAGCCTTTTTCTAGCTGTATTTTTGCAGTTTGTAAAAATAAATCCATTCTGCCAGTTGTACCATATGTAAACCCATATCTTTGCCCTACATAGACAACTCCTGTACTATCAGTTGTAAATGTTGTCGTGGTAATATCTGACATTGAATTTAATTGCAATAATGAAATAACATTTCCATTTTCGAAACATACACCAGCAACCCACGCACCAGTTTTTTGATATCCATTCATATCAATTTTTAAGGTATATTGAGTATTAGGTGATAAATTAATTGGATAACAATCTATGCTTCCTAATGGACTAACTGCGTTTATATTTTTTGTATAAACATTTCCAGTTTGACCATATACATTATCAAACAAATTCTTCCCAGTAGTAGTTTCTTGACTTGTATTTCCCTTTAAATCTATAGTCATTGTAGTATTTGCTGTATCATTTAAAGTTATTGTTTCTCCTTCTCCTGATACTTTAGGCCACGCTTGATACATAACGTCTATTTTCTCTTTTATTTCGCTGTCGTCATAGCCAGTACAAAAAACTTTAAACTTATATTTACTTTGGATATCCGTCATTTGTACTTTGTAGTTATACTGGATATATTTTATTTTTACTTTATATTTACAAGTCACGTTATCACTCCCTCGTTACGTCTTTTTCTATTTTTAAAATTGCTAATAATGGTGTGAATACGTCTTCGCCTACTTGGATCTGTAAATCATAAAAATAGTTGCCGTCTTCTGCGTCTTCTGTATCTTCTGGAGCTACTACTACTTCATATATTTTACTGGTATCTGTATCTTCTTTTTTTGTTATTCCGTTACCTAAAGACTTTTGGAATAAATATTCTGTATCGTCTTTATTCTTTTTGCACGAAAAATAAGCGTTTGTTAAGTCTTCTTCTAGTCCTTCTATTTCTAGATTAAATCTAAACGTATCGCCTCGTACCATAAATAAGTTTGTATTCATTTTATTACCTCCTTTATATCCACCTAGAATAGTTTGTTATCTGGATCTGTGTTATAGTTCCAGCCCACGAAATAATATTTTTCCCTGCGTTTAAATATAAGTTATCGTAGTCTCCTGTTACGTCTCTATTCATTAGCTGGCCTGTATTTTGATTATATGCTTCCATATTAGCCGTATCTATTGTGACTGTATTTGCACTGTCTCCTAGATTAATTACTAATACTTCATATCCGTTTACTTGTAAGTTTATCGTTCCTGTGCCGTTTATTGTTACTACTGGCTTAGATACATAGTTACCACTATTATTTATTGTTATTTCTTCTTCGCTACTTATTGTAAATGTACGTGTTCCTTCTACTGCTGAGTATTTGAATGGTTGCACGTGCATTTTTACTTTGGCTGTCTTAAATCTGATTAATTTTTCGTAGTCGATCTGGTCTAGTATTTGATAGTTATAATACTTGTCTTCTTCATTTGAAAAAGTTACCGTTCCTTCTCCATTAAAGAAAGTCATAATGTCGTCTATATCAAAGTCTCCATATAAGCCTATTTCTATTTCTTTGTCGTATGCTGAGTATCCTAGTTTAGTTACTATATCTCCGTCTCTACCGTCTATCTCCTCTACTGTTGTCCTTTGCTTAGGTTTTGTAATAGGTGGTAGCTTCGATATTAATAGTCCTGTTATTGTATTAGAGTTTACTCCGTTTAATATTATATAATCTCTCATTTTACCACCTCCTAGTTATATATTGCGTTTGTAACGGTAGTTTCTACGAAACGTCCTACTTGCTCGTCGTCTAGTTCTATTTTCATTTCACTTAGTGCTTCCTTAAATGCATCTACCATACTATAATAATTGCTACTTCCTGATGCTACGCTATTTCCTACGTTTAGACTTGTATCGAAACTGGTAGGTAGTGCGTTCTGCATCTCGTTAGTTACTTCCTTCATTTCGTTTTCGAAACCTTCACCTATACCTAGGGCTAAGTTCTTTCCTACTTGATCCCTGAATACTGTAGAAGGTGAGTGAATACCGAATATTCCTTTTATTCCGTTTAGAATTGATTTTCCGAAGCCTTTTATCTTTCCTAATACCCAGTCTTTAGCATTGTTGATACCGTTCCATAGTCCCTTTACTATATTTCTTCCTACGTCTAACATACTTCCTATTCCGCTTACTATTCCGTCTTTGACTTTCTTTAACAATTCTCCACCTATACTAAATATCTTAGAATAATAGCTTGCTATTCCTTTGACTAATGAGCTGATTATCTGCGGTATTTTACTAACTAATTGCGGTATGGCTTTGATTAGTCCTTCTGCCAGTTTTACGATTAGGGTTATACCCATTTCGATTAATTTAGGTAAGTTATTTACGATAGCTGTAACTAATTTATCTATTATGATAGGTATTTTATCTATTAACTGTGGTAAAGCCTCTATTAGTCCTTCTGCTAGTCCTATAATTAGTTGTATTCCTGCATCTATAATTAAATCTATGTTATCTACTAAAGTCTCCACCATTAATAAAACTGCATCTATCATTTGTGGAATAAGTGTAGGTAGTTGTTGAGCTATTCCCTGCACTAATTGAACTATTATGATAATTCCCATTTGTAAGATCTGTGGTAGATTAGAAACTAACGTAGTTAGCAAAGTATTTATAATCTGCATAGTTGCACTCATAATAGCGGGTAGGTTTTGTCTTAGCCCTACTATCAAAGTGTTTAAAATGTTTTGCCCTGCTTCTAGGAATGTAGGTAAAGCCTGTGTGATACTGTCTAATATTTGTGGTAAAACTTCTATAATGCTGTTCGCTATTTTGTCTACGGCTGGTAAAATGTTATTTCCTGCTGTAATTACACTATCTACTAAGTTTTGTACTAGTTGTCCCATATCTGCGTTACCGCTAGCTAGTCCTGTTAGTAAGTTTTGATATGCTGACTTCATAGAGTTTACAGATCCTTCTATAGTTACGCTTGCTTCCTTAGAAGTTGTTCCTGTGATACCCATTTCTGTTTGAATTATATGTATTGCTTCTGTCACGTCTGCAAAGCTGTCTATAGATAGATTAGCCATTTCTCCGTTAGCTTCTTTTACTTTGTTTGCATCTGCTATTAGTCGCTCCATTTCGCCTTTAGTACCACCATACACTTATTACCGTAGGAGTTTTTTATCTCCTACTTCTATACATTTATCATTTGTATAGGTTAGCATATCTTTTCACTTATAAATAAGTGCCGAAGCCTCGTGGGAGTATTATATCTTTTCAACTCCTATGCGTTGCCCCTGACTATACTTAGTATAGCCTTCGGTTCTGATTACCCTTTTTATTGACGGGTTTCCAGCTTAATTCTTCGGTTTATACTCGGCTATGGTGTTATTTGTTTTAACCGAGTTTTAGGTTATCTAGCATAGTGTAATTAGATTTTGCGAAGCCCTGATAGGCATTCTGGATCATAGACATATCAGTCCCCATTTTATTAGCGTTATCTGACATATCTATAATAGCTCTATTACTGTATTCTGCTGATTTTTGCGTATCATTTCCTAGACTTTGTAGCATTGATGCTGAGAAACTAGTAACAGTACTCATATATTCG